ACATTATTAAGGGCATCCGCTTCATCATCAATTGGAACTATTTTTATTTTCATTCCATGTTCATTTAACCATTGCTCAATGGATTCCAATGTATTTGGCCCCGTGTGTTCAATTGGAACACCATCTTTATTGACCAACACAACTGTCGGAAACCCATTCACACGGGGATACTCCGGATAATTATTAACAATATAATCAGTTGCGATGGGATCCAAACTTGCAACACTGTGTGATTGCGACGGATGCTGTGTAATTTCTTCAATGACGCTCCACGGTTTTTTAAATTTTTTGCAATGGGGGCAATCATTATTACTGTGTCTAAAAATAGTTGGCACTTGGGTTTGCATGAGCCGATCCAACTCATGCATGTTCCTTTTGTTAAAATAGTAAACATTGCCGGGATCAAAGTACTTGCGCATTCTTCCTCCGTTCTTTTGTTTTCGCTGGGTCTTGGTTCGCCTTTTATTTTTTTTATTGTAATGATTCAGCGTTGTTGTCATTATCAGATCCACCAGATTTGGTATGTATAAATAATAGTATATAATTTAATTTGAATTTTATAAAGTGAATTGTGAAAATGAAATTGTGTAAATTAAATTATGTGTGCTTATAATATCCATAAATGCAAATGCAATTAACCACTTGGGGCATTTTAGCCATGTTCATCATTGGACTCCTGTTCACCATGTTTCACACCAGCGAAAGCGTGCAAGAAGCATTTGAAGGCCGCGATGCGAGCCGCGCCAACACAAATCGTTGTCCCGACATCCTTATACAAAAGGGCAGCGAACTGTACTTGCACAACAGCCGAATCGCTAAAGTGCCCGGCGTGAATCCGCTCAAGTTCAACAATTTAGAAGACTACGTGGAATTCATGGAGTGGCAACGCAGTCAAGGCATACGCTGTCCGGTTTTGTATTTGCAGCACACGTTTGATGCGCAGGGCAAGCCCGTGTACAAGATTAGACCGAGTCCCACGGACTTGAACGGCGGTCTGCCACCCGTGGCGCCCATTCCTTCCGACACTGACCGCATTGAAGACGCCGACAATCCCCCCCTGGAAGCCAGCTCGTATCCCCCGTTTGACCCAATGGATCCAAAGGCGTGGTCTGTCCAGGATGAAATGACCAATCGGATCAAGACCGGCGTGAGCGCAAATCCGATGAAAACAAACTGGGGCGGTGACAAGTACACCGAATCCCTCATTCGCAATGGCAAATATGCGGGGAACGAAGTGCAAATCCGGGTTTAAGCGTTGTTCAAGCGTTGTTCAAGCGTTGTTCAAGCGTTGTTCAAGCGTTGTTCAAGCGTTGTTCAAGTATTTCATAATAATAGGAAGGGACACGTTCTCAAACGTGGTCATGGTGTTGAGCGCGTTCATGAGCGCAAGCGTTTTTTCGCTTGGTGGCGACATCATGGATTTTTGGTCACTAGAATCGATAATCATATGCAGGGCCAGTTCATTGAGAGATGACACTACCTTGGCCTGGGTCCATGTGTCCATATTTACGACCAGATTTTCGTATGATTTACGATTGTTGCTGACCTGCAGCAATCCAAGCATGTTTGCCATGTTCGTTTTTATTATGTTGCCTGATTTTTCTGCGGCAACATTCGGAACATCGTTTGACGTTGGATGCTGATTCTCAAACCCTTCATTGCGACGTGTAGCGGTTTTAGAAACCACGTGATATCCCGCAATTATGAGCACTGCAATTATAACGCATTTCAATAGTGTGCCAATGTTCATGAGTGTGTTTTATTCCCTAATTATACATTACCCCATTAAAAAATTATAAATCGTTTGAATGCATTGTTTGCTTAACTTGCGCTGCGTTTCCAGCCGTATGTCGGCCAAGCACTCCCCGCTTCCAGCTTCTTTTAAGGCTTCAATTAACGCGCGCAGCGTGGTGTATTTTTTCATGACGGCCGATGCCGTCTTGTTGCTCACGCCGGGAATGCTGCAGAGCATGATCTCGCCAATGTTTTGCGGCGTGATGTTCTCGCACTTGACTTGTTTCACCCGGAGCGCGCTGCAATAATCCGCATCCGCATCCGCATCCTTGTGAACGGTGTGATAGTGCCCGTACGGGGCCGGGGATGCCGCCAGCTTATTGGCGTAACTCTGAATGAGCTCGTGCGTTTCCGAGAGCGACATGGTGCGAACCACGCTGAACCCCTTGTAATAATTCAGCGAACACATGGCGGACTGCAGTGCCCCTTTGCCGATTTTGCTAAAGCGTTCGTTGTACCGCGAAAAGTCCCCCTCCACGATGTAGACCACGTTGTGATTGTGCACGCGGGGTACCGCCTGCAGTCGCACGGACTGCTCCTTGTACCGGCCGTCGCGAATGGATGCTGCCAAATCGGGGAGGCTCTTGCGCTCAAACACGATGTAGTCCGTTTCGCCGTCGGGCGAAGAGATGATAACGTCGCCCACGGGGAGAGATTCGGAGCGCAGCGTATGGGTTGCGTTTGCATTTGCATGAAACAGGCTGTACAGCGCGTCTTCGCGCATATCCACGCGAATCAACATTTGCTGGTTTGTTTTGTTTTCCTATTGCGATTGATTTGATAATGAGGTTTGCATAAGTACCTTTTAAGTAATTATGTAATTATGTAATAACAAGTTGCAAAAAATAAATGCACTCACAAGCAAACGCTTTAAAAACGTCCGGGATTGTACATGCGAGTGGGGATACCACCGGAACCGAGAGGGTTGCGGGTGAGCAAGTTCTTGGCGGTCAAATAAGCGAGACCAGCAACGCAACCCAGAGGCATGTTGCAGTTGCAATAGGATGCATTGTTACGGATGACGTTCTTAAGGTTGGGATTGCGACCCTGCATGGAAATGAGACCGCCCTTCTTGTCACCTCCCAAATTGCAAATGTTGTTGGTGATGGATGGAGTCCTTTTGGCACGGCTTGAACCAGACATTAAACCAGGCATTTTATGAGTTGATATTTATAAATAGTTATACTATGTCTAAATATTTTATTTTTTTGTGAACAGCATCATCACATTCGCATTGGAATTTGGGATTACTAATTTATACACATTTCAAAACGGGCTTAAAGCCGTCGTGCGATCTAAACATAGCAACCCAGAGTTACGAAATGCAATCACAATCGCAATCACAAGACAAGCAATCACAACCCCCGTCCCCGCAACGCCTTACGTCCAAGCTACTCCATGCCGAGGAATTCATACCGACGGAAGATGGCGGCTTAATATTCAATCCCTACAACCCCGAAAACCGCGAGATTACATTGAGTGAAATTCAATCTATTCTCACCGCTTACGGCGTCCCTGATCCCAAGGTACACAACATTGACCTGTACAAGCGCGCGTTTGTGCACCAGTCATACACGCGGCGCCCCGAGTTTGAAAACGCGGCCGAAAACATCAGCGTGGTGGGCAAGCCGGATGACTGCATGCCGCTGCGCTCCAAGTCCAACGAGCGCCTAGAGTTCCTCGGCGACGGCGTACTAGAGTGCGTTACCAAGTACTGCCTGTATCGCCGCTTCCCGAAAGAAAACGAGGGCTTCATGACCGAGAAGAAAATCGCGATTGTGAAGAACGAGACCATCGGGCGCATGGCGTACGAGATGGGGCTGCACCGGTGGTTCATCATTTCGCGGCACTCGGAGGAGAAGAAGCTGCGCACGAACCTGAAGAAGCTGGGCTGCTTGTTTGAGGCGTTCGTAGGCGCGCTGTTTCTGGACTACAACAAGATCGCGATCCGGGACGAGGAGCACTGGTTTGAGCAGGTGTTTGCCACGGGGCCCGGGTTCCAAATGGCGCAAATCTTCATTGAGAACGTGTTTGAGAAGCACATTGACTGGATCGCGCTCATTCGCAACGACGACAACTACAAGAACATACTGCAAGTCAAAATTCAGAAGGAGTTCAAAACCACGCCCGACTACATTGAGCTCGGGCGCGACATGGAGGTGGGATACACCATGGGCGTGTATTTGTGCCTGGGGCAACAAATATACGAGACGTCGCCCTCGGCCGCAGTAAAATTCTCTGACCTAAAGACGTTTGAGGCGGTGCACGCGGCATGCGAAGCGGCGGGCGGGCGCATTCTGGTGTTCCTGGCGCAAGCCTCGCACAAAATCAAGAAGAAGGCGGAACAGCTGGCGTGCGACAGCGCGATTCAGAACATGCCTTAGATCGCCACCGATATTGATTTATTGGTCGGAACCAGCTGGCTCAATGGATTGTCGTTTTGCATTAATACTTCAAATCTTCTTCCATTTCTATACGCAATAACGCCCAAACCATCCATCATGTTATTGTGCCAGCCTCCAGTGTATGAGCGAACATCTCCTGTACTAAATATCATTTTCCCTATGCCATGTCTAAGGTTGTTATGCCATTGACCAAGATACCGATTTTTATCATTATACTTCATTTGTCCTATTCCCTCCATCATATTGTTTTCAAAGTCACCGGCATAAAAATCATTTTGATTAATGAATAATATTTTTCCTTTTCCATGCCTATTGTTGTTTTGCCAGTCACCAACATAAACATAGTCATTGATACACCAAATTGTTCCTTTTCCATTCATCATATCATTTTCCCAATTTCCGTCATATATTGTCGTTGTAATCGTTTTCTCTCTTATCTCATCTATCAACTGGGCAATTTCTTCGTTCGTCATACGCTCTAATTCATCAATTGTTATTCTGGTTTGAATTTGTTCGCCGGTTGTTTCATAATAAGTGATTTTTCCTTTGCCTGATTTTACATGATTTTTAAAATTACCTTCATAACATGAGAACCGTTGGACATTATTGTATACAATGGGACCAAAAACTATTAATATACCCTTGCCATCCAAACGATATTGTGGTGGTTGTAGGGCGGCACAGCTTTCGCGATTGCATGTTTGAGGCACCAAATAATCTGCCTTTGCGGTTCCAATATAAATTGAAAAAAGCGAACCGTTGTCGTATGTTTCTGCTAACACAATCGGATAACGTCTATTTGGAACAGGCCTTTGAGTCTCCGATGATATCAGAAAAATTTCTCCCCCATGTTGAATACGCGAGTTATGTTTTTTTAGTGTTGTGTTTCGTGGCTTGCGATATTTTTTGGTTTTAGGTTTATGTTTATGTTGCATGATTATATTTATTATGCATAAAAAAAATTATAACTTGCAAATATATTGCAGTCATTTTGGGATTTTGAAATGAAGATCAAACCGAAATCAATTAGGTTCAGATCTAAAGCCATTAAAGCCAAAACCAGGTCCATGTCCAGATCTAAGAGTCGCCGATCCATGCGGCGAGCCACCCGGCGAAGCCCAGTCAAAGAATTTGAACGTCTTAAGTGCGGTCCGGTGCAAGACAATTACTTCACTTGCTACGACAACGACATGCTGCACAAGTTAAGAGACGGTTGGAATGTGCGGTATCCCAATGCCCGAATTGAAACGAACGACCCAAAAGAAATTTGGACAGCGTTGAAGCGCCGCATGAAGGGCACGTGCCGCAACGAGGCGTGCTGGATGAAACAAATTATGCGCGCCGATCCAGCGGTTGTGGCAGCCGACACGTTTGCGCCGGAAGCGCCGACCTCGTGGAACCGTGATCCGGACGAGTGGC